AAGAAGCAGAACTGTTTAGCTTTGACTACACTGCTGATGATACTAACTACGGTACTGTTGTAGTTACTATTACCAGCAACGGTAGTTTAGAAGTATTTTACGGTGATTCGCTTGGCAAAGGTATGGAGGTAAACCACAAATCTGAATGGTATGATTTCCTTTATCAACTAAGACACTTTGCCAGACGCAATATGCTAGGGTTTGACTTAAAAAATATGAATAAACTAAAATACGCAATGCAAACAAGAAGCCAAGTAGAAGAATCTAAATACTACGGTTATAAAAATACAAGTTATACTAAGCCTACTAAAGAAGCTAGACTTAAGATAATACATTCAAAACCAATTGATGAAGAACAAGGTGATCAGCGTTATAGAAATATACAAGCTCTATATGTTGAAAATAAAGCAGGCGAACGTTTTAAACTACCTTTTACTAAATTGTTTGCTGGGCGTGCTATGGCAAGACACATAAGTGAGGGCGGAACACCGCATGATGAGTTTGGTCAATATATTTGCGAACTAGTATCAGATATTGGTGTACTAGCTAACTTTGTGAGAGCAAGTAGAGGAAAAGATTTTACAGATGAAGGCACAGCTATGATGCGTGAAGCAGGTGTAAGACATTATGCTGATCTTAAAAAGAAAGTAAAAAGAATGATAGGTCGTAGAGGATATAAAGAACAAGTTGACGCATTTGACCCTACTAAAAATGAGTCACATGAAGAAATTACCGATAAACTACGTGATATGTTTACAGAAACATTGCTAGACACTAGAATAGAAGAAGCTATTCCGGTGCTAAATAAACTTGAATCAAGGAACTCAGTTATGAAAGAAATTACAGAATTTAACGATTGGGCAGAAAGTATTGCTAACCCAGAAGGCAATGTTTGCCCAGATTGTGATCACGACGATTGCATATGTGTCAATGAAGCAGAAGAAAAATGCGAAACTTGTGACGGAAAAGGCTCATGGGAAACTCCTGACGGTGCTACACATGCTTGTCCGGACTGTAATTCAGACACTGATCAGGAGTTAGACGAAGGTAAAATGAAAGACCTGCATATGGACTTAACCGACTTATCAGACAAAGAGTTTGAAGAAAAATATGGTGACAAAAAGTCAGACTGGGAAGAAATTAAAACACCTGGACTAAGACAGGACCAGACTAAGCCAGCATATATAAAAATGAAAGTTTTTAATGAGCGACCAGGTGATCGGGCATCAGCAATAGCATCAGAGGATAAAGATCAAGAAGTATATGAAGGGCCAACACGTAAAGACTTCCAAATGGTAGCTGACTTATTAAAAGCAAATCCAGATCAAGCAAAGAAAAAAGAGTTAGCAAATCATCATGCTGACATGTTTGCTAAACAAAATCCACGCTTTGATAGAGAACGATTCCTTAAAGCGGCAGGCATTGAAGAAGGAAACGACTTTACTGAAAAATTAGCCCAAGCAAGATCCGCAGGTGAAAAAGAATTTGAAGTAGACGGTAAAACATACAAAGTGCAAGAAGATGAATTAAAAGCAATATTGAGGTTGGCTAGATAGTTCCTTAAAAAAGAACTGTAGAGAAAGAGTATACTGTAGATAAGTTATACTCTTTTTTTACGACTTTGGTAAAATATACCAATATAACCATTGCAATGCTAAATAAAGTATCATATAATGTAACTGTTGTATGATTAATACACATTAAAAACTAAAAACTAGGCACATTAAGGAGAAACACACATGGCATCTTTAGCAGAAATTCGAGCTAAGTTAACACAAGCAGAATCAAGAACATCATCAAACTCACACGGTGGCGGCGACAACGCTATCTATCCACACTGGAATATCGCAGAAGGAGCAACATCAACCTTACGCTTTTTACCTGACTCAGACCCAACTAATTCATTCTTTTGGGTAGAACGTAACATGATCCGCTTACCATTCAATGGTATCAAAGGTGAAATGGATACTAAACAAGTTCAAGTACAAATTCCATGTATAGAAATGTGGGGAGAATCTTGTCCAATTCTAGCAGAAGTAAGAACATGGTTTAAGGACAGTTCACTAGAAGAAATGGGACGCAAGTACTGGAAGAAAAGATCTTATATTTTCCAAGGCTTTGTAAGAGAAAATACATTAGCAGATGATAACACACCTGAAAATCCAATCCGTAGATTTGTTATGAGTCCACAGATTTTTAATATTATTAAAACCGCATTAATGGATCCAGAAATGGAAGAATTACCAACAGACTACTTACGTGGTATTGATTTCCGTGTTGTTAAAACACAAAAAGGTGGATATGCTGATTACACTACATCAACATGGGCACGTAAAGAAACTGCACTAACAGAAGTAGAACAAGCGGCTATTGAAACACATGGCTTACATAACTTAAATGACTATCTTCCTAAGAAACCAAGCGAAGTTGAACATAGAGTTATGAAAGAAATGTTTGAAGCATCAGTAGACGGTAGACCATATGATGCAGAGAAATGGAGTGCATATTTCCGTCCATACGGTATGAATGCTCCAGCTTCAACAGGGTCATCAGAAGCATTTAGCACACCAAAAGCAACGACTGAAGCAGTAGCAACACCTGCACCAGTAGCACCAGTAGTAGCACCAGTAACTGAAGCAGTAGCAACACCTGCTCCAGTAGTAGCACCAGCTGAGGCGGCACCAAAAGCAACAGGATCAAAAGCAGAAGATATACTTGCAATGATCCGTTCAAGACAGGCATCTTAATAGATTAGATTATCGGGCGGTGGTAACATCGCTCTGATAACTACTGATATGAAGATAGCAATCACAGGACATAGTGCAGGCATAGGCCAATCACTAGCAAAACAATACGAAAATCGCGGACATGAGATTGTAGGTCTCAGTAAACGTTACGGCGATAATATTAAAAATACTGATAAGCTAGCAGACAAAATAGAACCTTGTGATATGTTTATCAATAACGCACAAGCGGGTTATTCTCAAACAGAACTGGCGTGGGAAGTATATAGACGCTGGAAAAATCTTAAAGATCACATAATAATTAATATCAGTAGCATGATGACATCAAATTTAGGTGCTCAGAATATAGATTATCAGATATATAGAATACAAAAACTAGCAATAGAAGAAACACATCGACAAATGTTAACAAATAATACCTGGCCAAGAGTTTGTTTAGTTAAACCTGGCATGATTAAAACAGCAACCTCCCATAATGGTGTTGATGTAGATGAATGGGCAGAAACGTTGGTTAATATCTTAGAGCATACCGGAAAAACTCAAATATATGAGATCGGCATAGGTCAAATAGCAGAGGATGGGTTTGAAAGCTAAAGAATATTTAACCAACAAAAAGTTTTGTCCTATACCCTGGACAGGCTTTATGTATAATTCAAACGGTGATGTATTAAACTGTATACGTAGTCAACGACCTATTGGCAATTTAAAAGATAATTCGATACACGATATATTGAAAGAGAACACAACAACTAAACAGAACATGCTTGATCACAAAGGGGGTATAGGGTGTAATGTATGTTATGATCTCGAAGGAGAAAAGAAAGGGTATGACATGATTAGTGATCGTATCTTTTATCTTAAAGAATTAAAAACTGTAGACAATACATTATATGATCAAGTTGACAATTTTAAGTTACACAAGATAGATATACGTTGGTCAAACGTATGTAATCATGCTTGTGTATATTGCGGTCCTGAATACTCTAGTAAATGGGCAACTGAATTAAAAATACAAGTTCAAGAGCCTACACCTGAACGTGTAGAAGAACTTAAACAATTAGTATTTGATAATGCCCACCAACTTAAACATGTCTATCTAGCAGGTGGGGAGCCGTTATTAATGAAAGAGAATTTAGAGTTATTAGAAATACTCCAAGAAAAGAATCCTGATGTAAACATAAGAGTGAACACTAATCTAAGTAAAACAGGTACAAAGGTATTTGACAAAATTATGGAGTTTAAAAATGTACACTGGACAGTTAGTTTAGATACTATAGAAGATCAGTTTGAATACATTAGATATGGTGGTGTATGGGAAGACTTCAATGAAAACTTATTACGTATAACAGATAAAGGACACAAGGTAAGTTTTAATATGTTATGGTATGCTATGAATTTTAGATCTATATTTGACACTGTTGATTACCTTAAAGGGCTAGGTTACCATAATAACAGTTTTATAGTAGGTCCATTAACTCTACCTACCTGGCAGGACGTTAGACATTTACCAGACAATATAATAGATGAATTAATGATAGAGCTTAACAATAGAATTAAAAAAGAACCAGGTTTCTTAATAGAAGATAGTTATCGTAATATGTTAACACACCTAACACAACCAATGATTAAAGATCCAAGAACATTAAAAAATAAGTTGTCTAAATTAGACACACGCAGAGGGATAGATAGTACAAAAATATTTCCGGAGATGTATAAATGTTTACAAAGTTAGATGATATACTATTTCCGAATAAAGTAGAAATTGTATACTTTCCTAATCAGAACAAATACATATATCCAATATTTAAGAACGGAAGTTCTTCAATATATAACATTCAGAAAGAAAACAATTATAAATTAATTTTCAATGAGCAGATTAAGAAACTTACTGATATAGATGTATTTTTACGTGATCCAGAAGAAAGATATCGTAGCGGATTTCAGACATATATTTACGAAAATCCTAAATTAGATTATCAGACTCTTTTGTACTTAGGAGAACAAGGTTATATCTTTGATCGCCATATACTCCCTCAATTTTGTTGGTTAATTAATCTTATGAGGTATATGTCCCCAGATGCTAAGATACATATACATAATATACAGATGTTAAGTTACTATACGTCTGGACGTGTAGCTATACCTAAAAAATCAAATGTAGAATCCCCAACGAGCCCGAATTTAGAGATGTATATGATATTAGATAATTTGCTAGTTAACGACTTAACTGGGCAGAGCTGGTCACCTAATCAAATAATGACACATCTACTGACACAAGCCCCATTGGCGTATGCTACAGTCATTGGTAAATCACAAAAACTAGCGGAGGTAACACATGTTTTGCCCACGCCTTGATCACTTTGCTCGATTAAATGAAGATAGTACAGTTAGTCGTTGCGGCCATATGGTCAATGCTCCTAGGTTTACTTCTTACGAAGAAATGGAAAGCAGTGACTGGGCAAAAGAGATAAAAGAAAATGAAGACTGGCCTACAGAATGCCGGCGTTGTCAAACAACCGAGCTGGCATCAGGCTCCAGTATTCGAATCGATAGCATACGTAGAGACAAGTTGTTAAAGACATTTAAAGATGATTATCTCATTATAGGTGGCGTCTTAGACAACGTATGCAACTCAGCATGCCAGTTTTGCTATGCCGGACTGTCAACAACTATCGGAAGTTTAGAAAAGAACGTTATTAAGTTAGAAAATGTAACAGCATTTGACCGGCTGCCTAAAGATCGTATTGTTGAATTAGATATTAACGGTGGAGAACCTAGCTATAGTAAGAACTATGCTCGACTGTTAGACAATTTACCACAAAATGTTAAGATAGTTAGAATTAATACCAACGGCACAACAGTAATTAAACAGATAGAACAACTACTAGAACGTAAGATAAAAGTTATAGTAACATTGAGTTTTGATGGCACTAAACAAGTACACGAGTATGCTCGTTTTCCGATTAAGTGGGGGAAATGGGACCAGGTTGTTAGAAAGTATAAACACTTAGCAGACAAACATAAAAATTTAGAACTCGGCTTTTGGAGTACGCTAAACGTTTATACTATCAACGACTTAGCAAATATGTTATTGTACGCAGACCAAGTAGGAATTCCTTTTAGTTACGGAGTACTTGAATACCCTGAACAAATGAATATAAAGTACGAAAATGAGTTTACCGAACAGGCACGGAAAAAGTTTGAGAAATCGGACATATTGTTACTCAAACAACTTGCACCTTCGGTTGCATCAAGTTATAATAATACAAACGAACTAGTAGAGTTTATAACTAAGCAAGATCAAGTACGAAAAATTAGTTATAAAGACTACTACACAGATATAAATTTAGGAGAATAGCATGGCCAGACCCTTTGACGCAAGTAAATTTAGAAAAAGCATTACTAAAAGCATTCCAGGAATGAGTTTAGGATTCAATGACCCAACAGATTGGGTTTCAACAGGAAACTATGCCTTAAACTATTTAATTAGTGGTGACTTTACTAAAGGCATCCCGCTAGGTAAAGTAACAGTGTTTGCTGGAGAGTCCGGAGCAGGTAAGAGTTACATCTGTTCAGGTAACATTGTTAAAAATGCACAAGAACAAGGTATATTTGTTATCTTAATTGACAGTGAGAATGCACTCGATGAGAAATGGCTACATGCCTTAGGTGTCGACACAACAGAAGAGAAACTACTTAAATTGAACATGGCCATGATCGATGACGTAGCTAAAACTATTTCTGAATTTGTAAAAGAATATAGAGACATGCCGGCCGAAAATAGAGCTAAGGTATTATTTGTTATCGATTCGCTAGGTATGTTACTAACACCTACAGATGTTAATCAATTTGAAGCTGGTGATATGAAAGGTGATATGGGTCGTAAACCTAAGGCACTAACATCACTGGTACGTAATACTGTTAATATGATTGGTGCACTTAACATTGGTATAGTATGTACTAACCATACCTATGCAAGTCAAGATATGTTCGATCCAGATGATAAGATATCCGGTGGACAAGGTTTTATTTACGCATCAAGTATTGTTGTTGCAATGAAGAAACTTAAACTTAAAGAAGATGAAGGCGGTAATAAAATATCAGATGTTAGGGGTATTAGAGCTGGGTGTAAAGTAATGAAGACTAGATATGCTAAACCGTTTGAAGGTGTGCAAGTTAAAATCCCATACTCAACAGGAATGAGTCCGTACAGTGGACTAGTTGATATGGCTGAAAAAGCCGGACTGTTAGTTAAAGATGGTAATAGATTACGCTTTGGTGAAGCTGACAGTGCTAATGAAATTAAAATGTTCCGTAAAGCGTGGGAACTAAATGAAGAAGGCTGTCTTGACACGATTATGGCTACATACGGAAAAGTAGAAGAAAAGATAAGTATTGAAGATATAGAGACTATGGACGATAATGCTATAGAACAACAAGCACCTGAACCTGTAGTAGAAGTAACAATAGAGGAAGTAAAATAATATGTCAGAATCATTAGTATCAGCGGCTGAAGTATGGTTAGCTGTTAAAGATCATGTCTCAGATGAAAAACAAGCCGCAATGGATGTTGTTAATGCACTAATTGATAACTTAGGGGTTGCCAGCGACGCCATTCAATCTAGCGACCTTGGTCAGGATAACGATATCAAACATGCGTTGTCAGCCTATGTGTTAGATGAGGTAGAGGAAGACGATGGCTTAGATACTTGGGGCGACGAACAAGACGATGGCGATGAAGAAGAAGACGACTACTAAATGGAAAAAAAGTATTTTCCAATTAGAACAGACACGTCGTGCCTGGCAAAATGGTCATTTAGTAAAATAGCACTACACTTAGGGGTAACTTCTAGCTGTCATCGAGTTATTGATCATAAATTTGATATAGAAACATTTAACTTTCATAATACTGCTGAGAAGATAGAGCAAAGAGAGACAATGTTACAGGGCCATTGGCCTTCGGGTGATCCCGGCCCAACTGAGACAACCTGTGAAGAATATTGTGGTAAGTTTGAAAAAAATAATGGACGCAGTGATCGACAATTTTATAACTCATTACCGGACCTACATCCGCCAGAGCTTGATCAGGATTCTACACTAACACACGTAGATCCAACTATATTAGAAGTTTATTTAGACAATACCTGCAATTTAAAATGTGTGTATTGTGGACCTGAGCTAAGTTCGGGCATAGACTCTGAGATGAAAAAGTTTGGAAAATTTGAAAAACATAATTTAGTATTAGAAAGTAAATTTAAACATCCAGATAATTTTAGTCATATTGAAGAAAAGTTTTGGGAGTGGATGGAAAACAATGCACACAAGTTAAAAAGATTACACCTATTAGGTGGTGAGCCCTTTTATCAAACCCAATTTGACACATTCTTAGAGTTTTTAGAAAATAACCCCTGTCCTGATTTAGAGCTTGAAATAGTTTCAAACTTAATGATTAAAAAATCTAAATTAGAAAAGTATATTGGTAGAATAAAACAATTAATTGCAAAAAAGAAACTAGGACGATTAGACATGCACTGTTCAATTGATTGTTGGGGACCACAGCAAGAGTTTACTAGACACGGCATTAAATTAACGCAGTGGGAAGACAACTTCAGATACCTAATAGGTGAACGCTGGATTAAATTAAATCTCAATGGTGCCATCTCAGTATTAACAATTAAAACAATACCTGGTTTACTTAAGAAATTAAAAGAGTGGAGTCAGGATAGAAAGATAGAACATTATTTTGCCCAGGTATATTATCCAGACTACATGGCACCCGACATATTAGGTGCAGATGAATTTAGCAACGATTTTAAAACTATTTTAAACCTTATGGAAACAGAAAGTTGGCATGGCCCGAGTGCAAAAGAACATTTCACGGCTATAACAAATAATGTCAAAAACAGTAGACTTGATAAAGGAAAGGTGTTACAATTAATAACATATTTAGATGAAATAGACCGACGACGAAAAACAGATTGGAAAACATTATTTCCATGGTTAGAGGAGTATAGAGATGTGGTACAATAAGGTAGTTGAAAATATTAGTAACTTACCAGACTTCCTAATGCACTATCGAAATGAATTACTAGGTGCTAAAAAAGATGTTAGTATCTATGGATATGTAGAACGTAACATAGCAGACTTGCCAGGTATTACTGAACATCGTTTCCATCAGCTACAAGAAATAGAAGCAGTATTAAATTTCTTAAACATACAATTACGTAAGATTCGGCGTAAGCACTTTCAAAAATATCTAGAAGCATATCAACGAGCATTAACAAGTCGTGATGCTGAAAAATATGTAGATGGAGAAGATGAAGTCATTGAATATGAAACACTAATTAATGATATCGCTTTACTTAGGAACCAATGGTTAGGTATAATGAAAGGTCTTGAAAGCAAAAACTTTATGTTAGGTCATGTAGTTAGATTGAGAGCAAGTGGCATGGAAGACATACAACTATAATGTTTGGGTCACCACAAGAAAGTCACACCCACTCACGTGAAGTATTAGATGTTATTGAGTCCTTTTATGAGTTTATGATATCTGTTGGTACTGTTGCTGATATGGGTGGAGGCCCAGGCCTAGATGCAGAATGGTGGGCTACTAGAGAAACAGACCCCGAAGTTGATACAACTGGCCGACCTCAACCATTAAACATTAAAAGTTTTGTTATTGACACAATTGACAAACTTGGTGTTAGTCATAAAAATTTAACTCATATCAAAGCTGATATGGAAAATACAGATATATTGCCAGAAAGATATGATGTTATAACCAGTCATAACTCATTTCAACAATGTATAAGTCCTGTGACTACATTAAAACATTGGTGGAAGTTAGCTAATCCTAATGGTATGCTAATTTTACAAATACCCCAAACTACAAATATCAAATATAACAAGCATGATATTTCAATTCCGAGCAGTGAGTACTATCATTACACATTAGTTAATTTAATCTACATGCTTGCAGTTAACGGTTGGGATTGCAAAAGTGGAATGTTTACTAAGGGTCTACGAGATCCTTGGATTAAAGCTGTGGTCTATAAAGGCAAGGTAAAACCAATGAACCCTAGAACCACTTCCTGGAGGGATCTTGCTGAACTAGATTTACTACCAGACTCAGCTGTAGACAGTATTAATCGTTGGGGATGTGTTAAACAGCAAGATCTTGTCCTACCCTGGTTCAATGGACACATAGACTCATATAAAACACACTAGTAAACTACCCAGATAAATAGTCGTATGGAAACTATACCTATTTTTATTGGCTACGATCCCAGAGAAGCAGTAGCATATCATACTTGTGTAAACTCAATAATAAGACATGCAACAGTACCGGTGAGCTTTCACCCATTGGCACTAAACCTGTTGGGTGGCTACGAAGAGAAGCATTCAGATGGCAGTAATAATTTCATTTACTCAAGATTCTTAGTTCCTTACCTTACCGGATATACTGGGCATGCTATCTATATAGATGGTGACATGGTAGTTAAAGATGATATCAAAAAACTATGGAACCTTAAGGATAGTTTGCCAGAATTTGATGTTGCTGTAGTTAAGCATGATTACAAGACTAAAATGAAAGAGAAGTACTTAGGTACAAAGAATGAAGACTATCCACGTAAGAACTGGTCATCAGTTATACTATGGAACTGTGCTACACTCCCAAATAAAAAAGTAACTCCGGAATTTATTGAAAATTCTACTGGTGCTCAACTACATAGATTTACCTGGCTTAACGATGATCGTATAGCAGAACTGCCTAGAGAATGGAACTGGTTACCAGATGAATATGGTATAAATCCAGATGCTAAACTTCTTCACTATACTTTAGGAGCACCTTGTTTCCATGAGTTTGCTGACACCAATATGGCAAATGAGTGGCACCAAGAAAAACTATTTACAGAATACTGTCAACAAAGGATTGATCTGTTAAATGATAAACGCAAGTGATATTCTTTGTGTTAATAGGAAGAAGATAGACGATCCTCTAAAGCATCCACATCGAGAAACAAGAACACCTATATACAATTTTGCCAAAGGTGTTAACGGTGTAACTTTAAGTTGGGATGAAGCACAATCATATCATGACAATACAGTAGTACTCTACGGTGCTCGTAGTGTTAAAGCTGTTGATCATTGTTGGAATCATAATACTAAATTCTTTTACATTGACAACTGCTATCTAGGGCATATAGAAAATAATAAGAATTGGCACCGTGTAATACAAAATCATGTACACGACATCCGCCCGATAATTGAAAGACCTAGAGATAGATTAGAACAAATTTCAGAGTACATGGATTGGGTCTTTAAAAAAGAGCCACAAAAAGTTACATTTGGAATTAATACTAAACCATTTGCTCCTGGACGCAGTATATTACTTGCTCCACCTAGCGTAAAAAGTTTCAAACTATGGGATATAGATCAAGATAACTGGATAGCACAAACAGTAGCAGAAATTAAAAAGTACACCGACCGACCTATTAGGATTAGATTAAAGAGACCAAGAGACGAACGATTAAAAACTAATACAATGGAACAAGACCTTAAAGAATGTCATTGCTTGGTTACATATAATTCAGTTGCCGCTGTTGAAGCATTGATGCACGGAAAACCAGCAATTACATTGGGCCCAAATGCCGCCCAGCATCTTTGTTACAACGATCTTGCTAAAATAGAAAATCCGTACATACCTTCTAATGATGAACGAGAGGCCTGGATGAGACATTTAAGTTATAGTCAATTTACCACAGAAGAAATGGCAAATGGTTATGCGTGGAGCATACTCAATGGCTAATTACACTATTATTAATGATGACGAGTTATCTGATTACATAGCAAGTTTATTAATTGTCAAGACATACAGTAACGGTCCAAATTGGCATTTCTGCAATAAAGTATATACTCAACACTATAATGGAGTCAAACCAGTTTATTCAGACAGCATTAAGAGGATCAACAAAGCTGTTGATGCAGACATAGATGTATGGCGTAAGAAAATAAAACAAGAAACACGCACAATATGGAAATACAAGCGAAGAAAACTAGCCGGATTTATTTTAGATAATATAGATAGAATATGTAGTGCGTACGGTAATGGTAATGTGCAGAAAGGTAAGAGATTAATATTAAACCAATATCTAGAAAGTGCATCGGACAGTTATATGAAGAAATTGTCAGCTGGCATATTTGAAAAAAGTAAATTTCGTAGTACAGTAACTTATAGTTACCCAGAACAAGACTGTTTAATTAGGAATATTTTAAACAATGAAGATCTGTTACAGAATAAAATATCAAACAATTTTCCACTGTGGTTTATAGACTCTGGATATACTAACTTTATTAGAGATAGCGAAAGTAAAGAATGGCATAGACTATGTCGTAACGATATTCATGCTGACTTACCTAAACATACCTTTCCGATGGATCGACTGTTAAAAATAATTTTAGATAATCGAAATAGGCTGGACGGATTTCGATTCCCACGTTACTGGAGAGCAGGCGGAGACACAATATTAATAATACCTCCTAGTCTGAATATTTGTACTGTGTACGGATTAAATCAAACAAAATGGATAGTCGAGCAAGAGAAAAAATTAAGAACACTTACTGATAAAAAGATTGTTGTAAGAGAAAAGATTGGCAATAGAAAAACTCGCACTAGCTTGTATAGAGACTTACTTGCAGACCAATCGATTTATTGTGTGGTTGGATATAATTCAAATGCTCTTACTGAGTCAATATGGGCAGGTGTTCCGGTGATCACCTTAGGTAAACATATAACAAATCCTGTGAGTAGAAGCAGTTTAGATAAGATCAACAACCTGTACAGAGATGATATAAGTCAATGGCTATGCTATTTAAGTTACAGTCAATTTACAACCGACGAGTTAGTAAACGGAACTGCTAAAAAAATATTGGAGACATGGCATGTATGATGTAGTTGTGTATCTCTCAAGTTTGCCAAGAATAGCAGACCATGACCGCAAAGCACAAATATTAAAAGCATTCAGTGAAGGGTGTACTAAGGTAGGTGCTAATGTGTTTGTACAGACTAATTGCGAAGTTGTTCCTGCACGACTAGGAGTGTTTATTGGCTGGGTAGGACAAACATTCTCAGGACCACATATACATTTACGCAAGGCAGTAATAGAATGGGCCCGAGAAAACGGACATCACTGCATGCCTATAGATGGCAGTTGTTTTAAGTTTGCAGATCCTGATAGTCAGTATGTTCGTTATAGTCTAGATGGTGTTTATTACAATGAGCACGAATACGCCAATGCTGGAAGTAATAATATTAAATGGAATCAAATTAGACATGATCTACGCATGCCTGGAATCAAACCGTGGAGAGAAAACGGCACTGGTAGTCATATTTTAATTTGCTTACAACGTGACGGTGGTTGGAATATGAAGGGTGCTGACTTAGATCAATGGTTGGCAAATTCAATTGCTTCGATTAGAAAACACACACCGATGCCTATTTTAATTAGACCCCATCCCAAACGCAAGTGTGATATCACACAGTACTTACAACAAGTAAACGTATATGAAAGTGTAAAAGGTGGATCACTACAGCAAGATCTCGAAGGTGCACATGCTAGCGTGTTTTATAATTCGTCGAGCTCTGTTGCTAGTATCTTAGCTGGTGTTCCTGTATTTGTAGCAGACGAAGATGCTGTAACTTGGGAAGTAGCAAATCATAACATTGACAATATAATGACTCCAGACTATCCTGAAAGATCGCAGTGGTTATATAATTTGTCAGCCTGCCATTGGAGTGATGCTGAAATAAAGCAAGGACTAGTGTGGGAACACTTTAAAAAATATCTTTAGTTTCGTCCAAATATAATATCGTTACGTACACGGGCAAGTTCTCGAAATCCCCAACTTTTTAAAAGACGTGTTGCTTCATTTCCAGTTTTAAATCCCACGTCTGTGTGACCTTTTTCTTCAATTACTACAACAGGTTTGCATTTATTAAAAGTCTCTTGACCGCCTAATAGAATATTTTCTTCGTACCCCTCACAATCTATTTTACAGTAATCAAAATTAGGAAGATTAAGATCATCTAACTTAAACATATCTATAGTTCCGTTACCCATTGTATTAGTATCTACATGACTGTGGCCGGTGTTGACAGGAGTAATGATCATGTCAATTTTTGTTGTTTCGTTTCCTAATGCACATGTTCTTAAATCAACCTTGTCCATGTTAACATTTTTCTCATAACATGCACGAAAGTCTGCTACTGGTTCGAATGCGATAACACGGTCGAACTGGTTAGCCATATCACTTGACCATAAGCCTACATTGGCACCTATGTCCAACGCTAGACCTTTGTGTTGTACGAATTGAAATGATCGCTTTCTAACGGGTTCCTGGTACACCGGACCCCCACCTTTTTCAACATTTTTAGTTAACATTTTATTAAAATGGGTGTCAGAGTCTGGAAACCACCACCCGTGTTTTTGATACATTAAGATCTTTCCTTTAAGGAAGACCAATAAGGGTGATCAGTGTGTGTTCCTTGATCTCTACCCCAACTATGTCCTTCGTTTTTACGTTTACCTTTAACATGATCTAGGTATTTTCCAAGAGCACTGTTAATAAATGGATGACCAGCAAAGCCTTTATTGTCAGTAGGGTTTAAATTATAAAATTCGTTGTCTGGATTTTCTCTATATCGTTTCCAAATAGTACTCCATACATAACTGTCATGGTACTCATCTAACTCAAACAATAGATCATCTTCATACTGTTTGACAAATTCTCTAATAAACATTTTTGTATTAGGGTGTCTTAGATTATAACCCACCCACCCACATTCAGGATGATATCTATCACCTCTTCCTAGATAGGTAATCATTTTTCCAAATGGCGATATTGATCCCATAAACTCTACAGGGACAGGGGTATGTGTAAGTGTGTCAGCATCGCACCAAACTAGCCAATCAGTATCCATAATAGTGTTTAGTGCTAGTCCTGTAGCAAATACTTTATAACAAAAACGAACAGCGTCCCATTTAAATTGTTTACGAGGATCCTGCGTTGTATCTTTACCGTGTGCTTTAGGATTATTTTTATGTCGGTTAACAAAGTCTCTACATTCTTTACTTGTTGCAAGTAAGTTAACGACTGATACATTTGATTTAGTAGTTATTGGTGTACAATTTTCTGCATACACAACAAGATTAATTTGCTCTGGCCAATATTTTTCAAAGGTGTCTATCATCCTTTGACCATACTGTTCCATACCTTCCTGATGAAATGTAGTAATTAGGGTATATTTCATTTTTTACACCTTGTCTTTAAAAATGGATACATATTGTTATATTAGCATATATTTATTCAATGAAAACACTGACCTATTTTTCTGCACATGCCTCACTAAACAGTAAGCCAATTCTGGCCGCATTCTTAGAAGGTGCACGCAAACATTATACCTTAGTAGAAAATGATATGACAGCAGATGTTGCTGTAATATGGAGTTGCCTCTGGGCTGGGCGTATGGAACCTAACAAAGAAATATACGAACACTTTAGAAGTCAGAACAAACCTGTAATAATAATTGAAGTAGGTGCTCTTAAGCGTAATATTACCTGGAAAATATCTGTTAATAATATCACAACAGAAGGTCACCACGGACATCTTGACAATTTGTCAGATGACAGACTTAAATTATTTGGTTATGAGTTGTGGAGTGAGGGCATGCGTAACCGTAACAATGGAAAAATACTAATAGCGGGACAACACCACAAAAGTCATCAACTACATCATCTAGTCAGTCAAGAAGACTGGATACAGAGACAGGTTAAAATTATTCAAGACCAAACTGATAGAGCTATTGTTGTTCGCAGTCATCCTAGATCACCGTTGTCCATGTATAGTGAACAACCTCACAAGATAGCTAACACCTACGATGATTTTAACTTTGATGCTAATTACTATTGCGTTGTTAACTATTCAAGTGGACCTGGAATACAGGCCGCAATACAAGGTACACCAGTGATAACAAGTGCATATAGTTTAGCCTACCCAGTTAGTAATAGAATAGACAGGCTAAAGAAGCTGAAAAATAGAGCTACTAGACAATGGCTTACAGAAATGGTACACACTGAATATTTTATAGAAGAAATACAGGACGGTATGTGGTACACTAGATTGGAATCAGCATTATGAAACAGGTAGATGACTATATGAAAAATGGTATAGACTGTGGGTGTGTATTACACGGTGCATACTATACCTTAGACTATGCTAAGAAATTAGAAGCAGGACTACGTAGGAACTTTAGTTGTCCTATACGTTTTCACATATGGACAGAAAAAGCTAGAGAAGTACCTAAGCACTGGCATAAACATGCACTCAAAGATCTAGGTGTTACCGGACCCAAAAAATCCTGGTGGTACAAAACGCAATTATTTAGACATAAAGACTTTCAAGGTAGGTTATTCTATTTTGATTTAGATATTATACTAACAGGTAATTTAGACTGGATGCTTAGGTTAGGCAACGAGCAGTTTTGGGCAGTGAGAGACTTTCGCTATCTATGGAAAAAAAATAAATGGACAATAAATAGTAGCGTAATGGTATTCAACACTGATGAATTCTCTGATTTATGGAAAAAGTTCAAACGTAATCATCATGCAATAATGACACAATACAATGGTGATCAAGACTTTGTAGATGCAGAGGTCCCAGAAAGTAAAAAGCGTTGGTTAGATCAAACTCATGTAAAAAGTTATAGATGGGAAGTAATGGACGGCGGAATGGATTTTATTTACAGATCATACCCGAACAGAGGCAAAGACCGAAGTCATATTTTTAAAGATTTAAGTATAGTTGTATTTCACGGAGTACCTAATCCGCATGAAATCAATGACGAAGAAGTCCTACGCCATTGGCATCTGGATAAATAATGTTAACATATTGGAGAACATAGCACATGGCTAACAGAACATTTAAAGTATACGGGCAAGCATACGCATCATCAGGTGATGTAACCGCTGTGTTATCCGTGGGTGGCGTTGAGGTATTTAACGGCACAGTAAGCGATTCAACAACAGTCAGATCTGGACAACCTGACACAAACAATCACTTGTTTTCATTCACATTAGATGAAGCAACAACAGGTAACCTAGCATACTCACTTACTGCAACAGGTGGTGAACTTTGCTTAGGAAAAACAGAATATAATCTAGCAGAAACTCACATCGTAGCTAAGACCTGGTTTGATTCAAACATACCAGATATAACTGCTGTTTCAACAGCGGCGCAAACACACCTTGCAACAGAGTTAGGTGAAACAGCATTAGGCACAGATCTTTACAATGCCTTAGTAGCTGGATCAGTTACAAACCCATCTGATGCACAAAATGACACAATTAATTCAGCCAATTTGCACAGAGATGCAACTGTGTATGTTGTATCCAATGACGTTAGGGTAAATGGACAAATTAATAGTGTAGCATTAGTGAATTGGGATGATGATACTTATAACCCTAGAGCATGGCCAATTCTTGAAGATAGTGACGTATTTACGTGTACATGGAATCATACTCCTGATACGCACGTCGGCATAGTATAATTAAATAAAGTAATATCTCAACAACCCCACACTATGTGGGGGTTTTGTTGACTAGTGTTTCTAGATAAAATTGTTTGTTATAAAGGCTGATTGTGTGAGCTTGCTCGACCACAGTTTGATATTCATCACCAGGCAGTGACAGAATGTTGTTGATAGTTTCTTGCATTGCTTGCCAACGACGGGGCCCTGTATAGTGATCATATGTTTCGTCCCAACACGAGCTCCACGTTTTAAATCCTAGCTGTCTTAAGTTATGCAGATAATCTTTCGGTCCGTACACTATTATAGGTTTACGACCAAGCAACGGTCGAGTAGTTTTTTCTGTAGCAAAAAATGTAGTGCCCATCGTCCAGGTTTCTGCTACTATCTCAATGTCAAAGTTTCTATAGTAATTTAAAAGGTTAAATTGTGGAGTCAGATATTCTTCTCCCTCAGCCCAATCTTTAATAACATACTGATCAAGCAGTTCTATCCCATCTATACTGGTAATGTCAATATTTTTACACCAATCATCAAAATTTTCTGCATCAGTTACCCATTGGTCGTATGCTGTTTTATCTAAGATATCATAGTTGTATGAAGGATAATATTGCGAGCTTAATAAACAATCTTGATCTCGTAACCAATATAGTATGCTTAGTCGTGGAATATTCTTTCTTCCAATAAAACATCCTAGTCGATTATGGCTGTTTAGAGCAATGGCAGTTATTTTAGATTGTTTATATTTCCGAGCACCATCAGACCAAAAATGATTAAGGTCTCTCCACTTATTAATATTAGTGTACAAGTTGGTATTTTCTATTACATTTTCCGATTGTATCCTGATCGTGTACGGGTCGCGGTTATGTTTCTTAACGTGTGCATCTAATATTTTAATAACATTACAATGAAACATACTAGGACCCTCGTCGGTAACTATCAGAACAATTTCTTCTAAATTAGCCTCTAAGAATTCGATTAACTGAGTTGTATTCAACAATTGCTCGTCATGGATTGATAATTTGAACATTTTCATACGAGTATTTACTACTATATTTTGGTTGACTAATAATTTATAATTTGTTATAATGTTTACATGGCATATAATTATAACTTAGAAAAAGTCAATGCAGATTTATATGATGATATAGATCAGCTAGCCCTAGACGCATCAGGAATGTTTGAACAGAAGCTACAGGAGTTAGGTATTGCATTACCAGATGATGAACTTGAACAATTATACGATTCAATGAGAACGTTAGCATTAAATTCGGTTGACCAATAAATCCAAAACTGCTATAATAGTATTTGAAAGTTAGGAATTAATCATTTACGGGGGTAATGAATATGGTAGCTAAAACTATAAAATTCAAAAAAGAAACAGATGAGCAAATTATCGAGCGTATTAGCAAACGTTTTACTATATTAGATGACATGACTAAAGCCGCAATTTGCGGTGATATAAGAGCAATGATCGTTGTGGGCCCTCCAGGGGTTGGTAAGTCATATGGTGTTGAAAAACAATTAGAGAAAGCAAGCATGTTTACAGAAGTTGCATCAAGACCTAAACAATATGATGTTGTTAAGGGTGCAATGAGTGCCATTGGTTTATACTGTAAACTATTCAACTACAAAGAAAAAGACAATGTACTAGTGTTTGATGATTGTGACTCAATACTACAAGATGAATTATCATTAAACATTCTTAAGGCGGCGTTAGATTCAAAGAAAACAAGAAAGATTTGTTGGAACACTGATTCATACAAGTTACGTAATGAAGGTGTACCAGATACGTTTAACTTTGAAGGGTCAGCTATTTTTATTACTAACTTAAAGTTTGAAAATGTTAAAAGTAAAAAACTACAAGATCACTTAGAAGCAATACAATCTAGATGCCATTACTTAGATCTTACACTTGATACTGAAAGAGATAAACTATTACGTATCAAACAGATTGCAGGTACTGGTGCTCTATTTCAAGACTATGATTTTAATGGTTACGAGCAAGAAGAAATGTTAAACTTTTTACAAGACAATGCAACGATGGTAAATGAACTTAGTTTACGTATGGCACTTAAGATTGCCGATCTTAGAAAAGTATCTAATACAAATTGGCAAGAACTAGCAAGAGCAACCTGCATGAAACGAAGATAATTTGTTCATTTCTTGTTCATAAAGGGTGTTGATGGTTGACACCCTTTCCCCTTGACTATATAATATTATCATATGAGTCAAAATCGTAAATCTTTTTGTCATTTATGCCAAGCCCTATGTGGGATTGAAGCAACTCTTAACTCTAACGATCAGATTATTAAAATTAAGCCAAATTTTGATGACCCAATAAGCAAAGGTTACATTTGTGAAAAAAGTCAGAAGCTGATAGAATTTCAATACAACGAGGATAGAATTACTCAACCGTTACGGAAAACAGATTCTGGATTCGAAGTCGTTAGTTGGGAAGACGCACTCAACGATATTAGTCGTCGACTTACTCCTGATCGATCTATATATATGGCAAAAACAGATAGTGAATATGCCAGTTTATTAGCATATGAAATGATTAACCGTTTAGGTATACAATATGTTACTAATGTGTATTCAATGGAGATGGCCTACTCCGTGTTGGTTCCTAGTTTGATGTTTAGTAATATGGCCAGGCCCGACACAGAAAACAGTCAGACACATATTGTAATTGGTCAGAATCCGTGGGTAACACAACACACTCCTAGAGTAAGAGCTAATATAAATTCTTTAACGAAAGATCCTGACAGGCAGTTACTAGTAATTGATCCCTGTATTACAGAAACAACAAAGCGTGCCGATAAACATTTTCAACTAAAGCCAGGAACAGACGCCTGGCTACTATCAGCAATTATAAAAATTATTATTGATAATGATTACATTGATCAACAATTCGTCAATGATCATTGTGATAATTTTGATAAAGTTAAAAAACACTTTTCTCAGTTAGATCTATTAGAATATTCAGATGTCTGCGGGATACCCGTAGCAGATATTACAGAACTTGCTACCATTATTAATCAAAGTAACAGTGTTAGTATTTTAAGTGGAAATGGCATTGACCACTCATTATATCCGATGGCTAATAGTTATCTAATCTCATTGCTATATCTAATAACAGGAAATTTTCAACGAGTCGGCACCATGTTGATCACTGATGGTTCTATAGTGCCAGGCATGGTTAGTGATCATTACTTTATACAACCAACTGTACCGTTTGGCAAGCAAAAACAACTTGCCGGAATTACAAATGCTAGTTACGTAACAGATAATATTGATAAATTTGACACAGTAATCATTGACAATTCGAATCCAGCTATTAGATATCCTAATCAACAAAAATTTAAAGAACAAATTAGTCAAGTTGGTCTTGTGGTAGTGCTTGATAGTTTTATGAGCGAAACAGCAAAGTTAGCAGATTATGTATTGCCTACTCCTACTTTCCTGGAAAAGTCTGAGATAGTTACATCAACAAGTGACAAAGCACAATTAAGTTTTCCGGTTGTTGATAAGACTAAAGCAAGATTAAATATTGATATTTTTGAAAATATATTAGAAAGACGGAAACTAATAGATCACACACAACTTGAATACTTTAGTAACCTGTGGGATCAAAATCAATTGCAATTCTTTACAGAATTATATGATCTTTATGTTAAGAAAGACCCAGTTGCTTATTACACAATGTATAAAATTGCCAACACTTCAGCACATCCATTGGTCCCCATAGCCGCATGGAAATTTTTTATTGCAGGCATGAGGGAACTATCGTTAGAAGAAAGTGTTAGCATAGCAACTAATCTAACCAACAAGTTGTCACTAGAACACTTTGTTCAGTCTGATTTTGATGTTAAGTTAGCTCATAAAGTTGATTTAGCTCCTAAGCAACTGTTATTGTCGGCAAGATTAAATTCTAATAAGTTAACAAATGATAAATGGCCTTACGTTTTACAGTGCGGATATCGTCAGAAAACATCAATGAATGAATTAATCAAAAACAACGAACGAGCAAGATTGGAGATTAGTTCGTTGGATGCCAACAAGTTACGCATTCAATCAGGGGACATTAGAACATTGTTAACTCGAGCAGGCGCGGTTAACCTAGAATGTTTGGTAGATACTAATCTCCAATCGGGTTTGCTAAGAATAACAAATCATGCTATAATAAACAAACTAACTTCTACAGATAATGTAGATTACCTTAACCCACAAAATAAATTTGTGTTTGCGGATATTAAATGAAACAAGCCTTATTACATATTAAAGATGAAGTCAACGTAAAGATTGAAGGACTTGATCTCGACGTCCGCAAGAAGCTGGTTGACATGTTCAAGTTTGAAGTTCCTGGTGCACGATACATGCCCGCAGTTAGATTAGGCAGATGGGACGGAAAAGTTGGTTACTTCCAGCTAGGAGGCAGTACCTACATCAACTTGTTAGATGAGATATTACCGGTACTTGAACAATATAACTATGAGGTTGATCTTGAAGATTACAGAGACTACGAAAGAACGTTTGAGTTTACTCAAGTCAGAGAAGATAGCTACAGTCATTTAGTCTGGGATCCAACACATCCAATAGCAGGACAACCGATAATGCTTAGAGACTATCAAGTTGAGATAATTAATAAGTTTTTATCAAATCCTCAATGCTTACAAGAAATAGCAACAGGTGCTGGCAAAACTTTAATCACGGCAGTGCTAAGTCACTGTTGCGAACAGCATGGTAGAACTATTGTTATTGTTCCAAATAAAAGTTTAGTTACACAAACTGAAGCAGACTATATCAACATGGGACTAGACGTAGGTGTTTACTTTGGTGACCGTAAAGAATTTGGAAAGACACACACTATATGTACTTGGCAAAGTCTAAACATTCTGCTCAAAGGATCAAAAGCACACGAAGTAGATATTACAATAGATGAATTTCTTCAGGACGTTGTTTGTGTCATGGTTGATGAAGTACACATGGCTAAAGCAGATGCGTTAAAAACTTTGTTAACTGGTGCAATGTCTAAGGTGCCTATCCGTTGGGGATTAACAGGAACAATACCTAAAGAAGCATCTGAGCGTATGAGTTTACGATGTAGTATAGGTGACGTAATAGGTAAACTATCAGCAAATGAACTACAGCAGGAGGGTGTGTTGGCTAACTGCCATGTAAATGTAGTGCAGTTAGTCGATCATACTGAATACACGTCGTATCAGGACGAACTTCGATATCTCTTAGAGACACAAGACCGTATGAAGTATATGGCCGATCTGATTACTAAGATTAGGGCAAGTGGAAATACTTTAGTTTTAGTAGATAGAATTGCTCCAGGCAAGATGTTAACTGAACTAATTACAGATGCAGTGTTTGTATCAGGGGCTACTAAAGCCAAGGACCGAAAGGATGAGTATGACGAAATTGCTAGAATGGATAGTAAAGTTATTATTGCTACTTATGGTGTTGCCGCTGTGGGCATTAATATCCCTCGTATTTTCAATCTTGTGCTTGTTGAGCCTGGTAAGAGCTTTATTAGAGTTATACAAAGTATAGGACGAGGTATACGTAAAGCAGAAGATAAAGACTTTGTTCAGATATGGGACATAACATCAACATGCAAATTTGCCAAACGACATTTAACTAAACGTAAAGCATTTTATAGAGAAGCGAACTATCCGTTTGAAGTTGAAAAGATTGAGTGGAAATAGTTCTTGACAGACACAACACAGTAACTTATAATAAGGGTAATATGCAAATACTTACATTAGACAATACAAAATACGACCTGGACACATTACCAGATGAAATAGATGATATGCGATTTAGTATATTAGATAACAGTGATCCAACTAACCCAGACTATCATTGGATTCCATTGATCTTTTTAGAATCGTTTAACTCACCGGCGTTGGTATTAAAGATAGGCGAACATACTATTAAAATGCCTGTGGATTGGCAGATACTTATTGGTGAACCTGATGTTGGTGATCTAGAAGTATTACCATTAACTTCAATTAATGATAGAGGATTTAGAGCATTCCAGTTTAATAACTTAACTGACTTTCGTCCTAGTTTCCTTGACATTGAAATTGTTGATGTGTACCAAGATGTTAATTGGTATTCACCTAAATTAAAAAATGGACAGCTATTAACAGTTCCTCTAGAGAGCGGCCCCAAACCAAAGTGTTGTTATTTTGTTAAGGACATAAGTCGTAACTGTGAAATTGTTAATTATACTTTATCATTCTGATGGCACATAATAGTTCACCTTTATACATTGGGAACGAGATGGCGGCGTTTGATCGTAAAGATCGTGCGTACTATGATAAGTTCACTGATGAAGAAAAGAAACAGTTTTCAACATACCTAATGTTACGTTATGGTGCATCAGTTACTGGAGATAAAGATCTACAAGCATATTACTTAATGGCAACTAACAAGTTTGTTAACAAACACTTCTTTGATTTAAACAAACATACAAAACTACAATGGTTAATGTGCACCGCAGTAAGTCCTAACATGGGCAAGCAGTTTCACTATTGGCTTGCGGCTAAAAAGAAAGAAGGGAAGTCAACTAACAAAGAACGAAAAGTTGTTAGTGAATTATTTCCAAATATGAAGACAGATGAAATTGATATGTTTCTGGTAATGAATGACAAAAAAGCAATTAACGCATACGTTAAAGAGATAGGATGGGATGACCAGCGAATTAAAGCAGACCTTTAAGTGTAAGTATTGTGATCGTGAGTTTCGTAAAGAAACTACGCTGGCCGTGCATGTCTGCGAGCAAAGAAAACGCTTTCAGCATAAGAATGATCCGGCAAGTCGAACAGCATTTCAGAGTTACTTAAAGTTTTATGAAACTACCCAAGGATCAGCAAAGACAAAAACGTTTGACGACTTTGCAACATCAGCATACTATAAAGCATTTATTAAGTTTGCTAATTATTGTGTAAATTCTCGTGTTGTTAATCCAGTTAGATTTACTGAATGGTTACTAAAAAACAATAAACGTATAGACTATTGGGGCAGTGACAAGATATATGACGAATTCTTAAAGGAATATATCTTTAGAGAAAATGCTACAGATGCATTAACCAGAGCATTGGAAACGTCATTGGATTGGGCAGAAGAAGTTAACTCCCCAAGTGAAGATTTTTTAAGATATGGAAATACAAACAAACTTTGTCATTATATAGTTACTGGCAGAGTAACAGGATGGATTATATTTAATTGTAGTACAGGGCATGACCTATTAGAGAACCTAAATCAAGAACAGCTATCTATTGTTTATGAATTTGTAAATCCGGATAGATGGTCAAAACTATTAAAAGACTATCCTGGAGATACTGAATATGTTAAGGAAATGTTAAAACAAGCAGGATGGTAAAATTTAATACAGATGTTGATATTGACTTTGCAGATCGCGAAGATATACTTAAATTAATTAAGCATACTTCTGCAATGCAGAATAATGAACAGGGCATGCGTAAACATAACTCTGGTGTGTATGTTACTGATATTCCTTATAATCCATTAACGGATACATCATCAATTGATTACCAATCTGCAGAAGAACGTGGTTATTTTAAAATTGACTTTCTTAACGTAAATGTCTATAAGTTAATTAAAGACCAGGCACATTATGATGAACTAATGGTACGTGACACTCCCTGGCATAGATTACAAGAACGTGAGTTCTTTGAACAGGTCATACACATTGGTAATCATTATGATCTTAATAGTAATTTAGAATTAGATTCAATACCTCGTATGGCAATGTTCTTAGCATTGATACGTCCTGGTAAACGACATCTAGTAGGAAAGAATTGGTCAGATATAAGTAAAGACATATGGACCAAAACAGACGAGCAGTATTTCTTTAAGAAGTCACATGCTGTAAGTTATGCAGTCTTAGTAACCTTACATATGAAATTATTAGATGAAAATTTACATACACGAGAGCAGTAAACTTAAAGACTTTTATAACCGTGCTGACCATTACACAACAGCAGAACTACCCAACCTACCAAAAGATGCAATAAAGATAATTCCAGTGGCTACCTATTGTAACGACAATAAGGCCCATATCGATTATATAAAGAATACCAATGAGCATGTTGTATTAGAAAACTGCATAGAAGGCTCTAGCACGCTAATTAGGCACCTGGATCAGGATGGTTTGTTACTGTTAGCATTAGACAAAAAGTTTAGTATTATATGTTCAGGACAAATGCCGGAGAAAATGAATTCATTAAATATTGAATATCTAATGTGGCTAACTGGTAACGCTAATCAAGACAACAGACATTTAATGATACGGCATTATCAGAAACCTTATACGTTTTTATTTCTTAATAACAGGATAAGAACGCATAGGAGTAGATTGATTAGGGATCTACATGGGCAAGGCCTACTTGATAATGCGTTATGGTCAAATATTAATATGGATGACCCAAAAGCGACTCATGGAAATAAATTGCCGTCAGAGTATGATCCGCAAACTGGAAAAAATCTAATAGATTGGGACACTTGGGCCGCTGGACCTGTTATAATTAAACAATATACCGATACGTACTTTTCAGTGTTTGCTGAAAGTACTGTGTTGCATAGATATAGTTTAATATCTGAAAAAACCTGGAAGCCTATTATAGCAGGACATCCTTTCTTAGCATTAGCCAGTGCTAATCATTATAACAGATTGCACGAACTAGGATTTAAAACATTTAACGGTATTATCAGAGAAGACTTTGCAGGCATGAATAGATGGATGGACAGCGGAACTTGGTTAGTAGAAGAGATAAAAAGATTACTAAGTTTAGACCTTGACCAGTTTATTAGAGATTGTCAGAAAATAGTAGATTATAATATTGACCACTTTTGGAAATTATGGGACAGCTACAAAGATGATACTACAGAACAGCTTGAACAGTTTCTTAGTCAACTCGACGAACAAGTGTAATTGATTTTTTCTTAGTACGTTTCTTTGCTAAATCACTTAAACTAATACTTGGGCCTAATAATATTACTAAATCTTTATTAATAAATGTCTGTAAGTAAGGTCTGAACACACTCCATTCTTCACGTAAGAATATATTAATTGGAATTGATCGATTTGATTCCCACCACCAGACATTAGCAAGATCTAAGAACTTAGTTTTTAACTTCAGGTCTACAATTCTGCCAAAGTCGTATAGAGTAGTAACAGTAGCGTCCCTGTTTTGCATAATACCGACGTATTCTGCACCAGCATAACTAATTACAGTAATGAATGGATACTTGTCTGATAACTCTTTAAAGAACTCATGGCTCATTGATCGATAAATACTCTATATGTTTACAACTCAAGTCTATTTATATAAGCAAAAACACCAAGTGGTATTACGTGACACCACTCAGGCTCTAACATCAATGAGGTACAATCCCGTGTATGCAAAAAATTTAAAACTACACAAAGGCACAGACAATGTCTTAGTGTTTACATTTGTTAATCAGGACCAAAAACCTGTTAATAATTCCACAGCAACCTTTACATTCAGGTTGATTAATGGCGAGGGTAGTGATTTAATTCTTGCTAAAACAATGACTCATATAAGTTCTACTCTAGGTACTGCGTCAGTTACAATAACTGAACAAGAATTAGATTCGATAGATACGCAAAGAGCACACTATACAATTGAGCGTAGTCTTACAACCAGTGATCTAAATGATGCTGTGTTTGTTGATGACAATCTTGGTGGTCGAGGGGTTGTTACTATTGTAGATTCAATAATGCCAGTACACACACAAAGTCAGACAGTTACTATTCCAAGTTTCTTCGATTCCGACGGAATCACTACTCATTATTCAAGTGAGTGGCAAGGAACGAATGATGTACAATCCCTGCAATACAAACCTAGTGCATTTACAGGTAGTGTTCAGGTCGAAGGAGCAACAGCAGATGATAACCTATGGTACAATTTAGGAAGTGAAATTTCTTTGACCGCAACGAGTTCAACTGGATATATAACTGTATCAGGTTACCATCCGTATCTTAGATTGAGAATAGAAGAAACAAGTGGTAGCATATCAGAACTTAAAATAAGATAGGTACTGTTTGAACAAAATTAAAAAAATCGTTGGATTTGGCGACAGTTGGATCTACGGCGATGAACTATTAGACCCCAACCTTAGTAAACAAGATAAAGAAGCACATTCTTGTTGGACTCAGAATGTTGACTATAGAGAAAGTCGTTGCTTCTTAGGTCTATTGGGTCAGCACTACGATGTACCTGTTGAAAATTTCGGAATCCCTGGCGGTAGTTTACAAAGTGCCATGTGGACTTTTCTTTGGTGGTTAAGACACGAATCTAATCCAGAAGAATGTTTAGTATTACACGGAACAACAGACAACGATCGATTCAGTTTATTTGACCCCGAGCACAAATATTATTCAAATGACCCTGTCTGGAACAAGTTTATACATTCAGCCTGGATAGAATATGGCAGTAGTGTTATTCCTGATCATTTCCGTGACGTAGGGAAAAAATTAATTGCGTATAGTGACTGTGAAGAACTACGCCAATACAATTACGAACAAGCCGTCGGCTTATTTGATGGTAAAAGTGCTAGACTACACATACCAATGATACAATTCCATATTATGCCTCCGACTACTCCCCAGAACGTACCTACACTGCTTTGGCCAGAGCGTAACTATTGTAGTTGGATAGTTAGACACCCTGAAAAAGAGCTAATTACATCACCTGGTGGGCACCCTAATGAAAATGGGCATGAAATAATTTCAAAACAGTTGATTCCGGAGATAAATTCTGTTATACTAACTTGATGTTAGATATCATATCAATATTACCAGGTAAGCATAAGAGGACATCCAGTGGATGGGTATCGTTCAATGCTGTGTGTTGCCAACACAATGGTGATAATGTTGACAAAAGACAACGTGGTGGTATAAAACAAAATGGGCATGACTGGAGCTATCACTGTTTTAACTGTGGATACAAAGCTAGCTTCAAACTAGGTCGTACATTAAGTTTCAAAGTACGTAAACTGTTATCCTGGTTCGGTGTAGATCAAGCAACAATATCAGCTCTTAACTTAGAAAGCCTCAAAAACAAAGATATTACACAATTAGTAGAAGATAGAACAACTCAGGTCACCGAAGTTACATTTAACAATGTTGAATTACCGAAAGAGTTGAGATTAATTGAAGAATCAGATACACGGTATGTTGACTATCTAGAATCTAGAGCAGTTGACCCAGGTGATTATCCATATATGATATCGCCAGACCAAAAAGGTAGACAAGCAGACCGTATTGTTATACCATATACATATAATGATAGAATAGTTGGATGGTCGTCGAGATACTTAGATGATCGGAAACCAAAGTTCATCAATGAGCAACAGCCAGGCTATGTGTTTGGTACAGATTTACAACAAGATCATTGGACACAGGCTATAGTAGTTGAAGGTGTATTTGATGCACTTAGTTTGAATTGTGTAGCATTGTTACATAATGATATTAATAACAAGCAAGCACAATTATTAAAGAGTTTAGGTAAAGATATAATAGTAGTTCCAGATCAAGATGATGCAGGACTTAAACTAATTGATCGTGCTATTGCATTAGGATTTGCTGTTAGTATTCCTGAATGGCATGCAGGAATTAAAGATGTAAATGATGCAGTAAAACGATATGGTAGATTAGGAACATTGATAACTATTATAACAGCAAGAGAAACAAGTAAAATTAAAATTGAACTAGCGAGGAAGAAACTTGGTAAACGATTACGGGCTTAACGTACAAAAACTATTTTTAGAAATGATGTTACAGGACCCATTGAGTTATGTTAGGGTTCAGAACATCTTTAATCCTGAAAACTTTGATAGAAGTTTAGTGAATGCGGCCGCCTTCATTAAAGAGCATGCTGACACACATCAGGTTATGCCAGACCGTAAACAAGTTGAAGCAGTTACTAAAACTAGATTTGACGAAATTCCAGATCTTAAAGAAGGCCATTATGAATGGTTTATGGAAGAGTTTGAAAAGTTTACACGTAGACAAGAACTAGAACGTGCAATTCTAAAATCAGCTGACCTATTAGAAAAAGGTGACTACGATCCTGTAGAGAAATTAATCAAAGATGCGGTACAAATATCATTAACAAAAGATATGGGGACAGATTACTTCTTAGATCCTAAGGGTAGACTACTGCTAATTAAGTCTAGCAACGGACAAGTAAGTACCGGCTGGCCAATGTTAGATAGATTATTGTATGGCGGATTTAACAGAGGGGAATTACAGATATGGGCAGGTGGCTCCGGCTCAGGTAAAAGTTTGTTTATGCAGAACCTAGCAGTTAACTGGGCAATGCAAGGTATGAATGGTTGTTACTTAACACTAGAGTTAAGTGAAGGACTGTGTGCTATGCGTATGGACAGTATGATGACTAACACATCATCAAAAGAAATATTTAGAGACATTGATAATGTTGAAATGAAAGTTAAGTTAGCGGGCAAGAAAGCAGGACACTTACGTATCAAATACATGCCAGCACAGTCAACAGTAAATGACATCAGGGCATACATGAAAGAATTAGAAATACAAACTGGTAAGAAGCCAGACTTCCTTTGTGTTGACTACTTAGATTTGTTAATGCCTGTAAGTGCTAAAGTATCTCCCAACGACTTATTTGTTAAAGACAAGTACGTGTCTGAAGAACTACGTAATCTAGCAAAAGAATTAGATATTATATTTGTTACAGCATCTCAGTTAAACAGATCTGCAGTTGAAGAAGTAGAGTTTGATCATAGCCATATTGCTGGTGGATTGAGTAAAATTAATACTGCTGATAATGTGTTCGGTATATTTACAAGTCGAGCAATGCGAGAACGTGGGCGTTATCAAATACAGTTAATGAAGACTAGGTCATCAAGTGGTGTGGGGCAGAAAGTAGATCTAGAGTTTAATGTTGACACATTACGGATTACTGATGTTGGTGAAGAAGGACAAAGCGACTATGGTAGACAAGGACCTAGCGGTAGTAAGATAATAGATTCAGTTAAAGCCACTAGCACAGTAGCAGATGGTACATCTACTGTAGAAAAAGAAGATGGTAAGGTCACAGCTGAACTTCAAAGCAGTAAACTAAAAAGTTTGTTAAGTCAGATCAAAACTCAATAGAGTTACGATAAATATACAAACTAGAGAGAACAACTAACCATGCAAAAAAAAACTAGAAGTATATTAGACGAGTTAAATGACTTGCACATTAACAAAGACAAGACACACCTCGTCGAAAGTCGTGCGAGTAATATTATACAGTCAGCAATCAATCTGTTTGAACAGATAGAAGCATCATATGACAGAGCCCAAGCAGATGATCTTCAACGCAAGTTTATTAATGCTATTAAAACTAGAGATCCTAAGAAGTTTTATAGATCAGTGAGACGTAAAGATGAAGATTAATGAAATTACAGAAGCAGAGATACTAGATCGACTTGTTAAAGGAGCCAAAGCGGCCGTACAAGGATACACACAAAATAGAGACACTCGTGTAAACGCTCAGGCAATAGCACAAATGTCGCAAGTGGCCGCAAGAGCTTGGGGCAAGATGAAACAAAATTTAGAACGTATTAACAATTACACTCCCTTATCAAATGCCAAATTACTAGGACTACTAAAAAGTTGGATAGACGATAATCTATTAGGATCTTATTCCTTAGCCAACGGCGGAAATATGCTGAACAAGGTTGTTGACACAATGGCCACTAGAATAATTAGTGAACCTGGAGAAGCAGAAAATTCATTCCAACAAATATTAAATGTTGCAAGCAAAGTCGCATTGGATCCTTCAGCAGGAAAACCAAACTTTAATCCACAAGGACAAACATCACCAGGAGATACTGCCCCATTTAACGTTGTTAATAAGATTGCCACAGCAGGCAATTTGCAATTAGATTTAAGGGATAAAGAACAACTAGAATTATATAATAAATTTAGAGCTGAGTGGGGCCAAAACAAGGGCATTATAACATGATAATACTTGAAGGCGGCAACGTATTCAAAGATGCCAACGGCCAGCCTTTAACACAAAGGATTAACCTTGCGGATGTCAAACCAACAGTACAACAGTTAGAAAAACTTACTGGACTGTCTCTATTAGATAATATGTTAGGTAGTACAGGAAACACTGCAACCAGTGGAGACTTAGATCTAGCAGTTGACGTTGTAAAAATAACAAAAGACCAATTAATACAGTCATTGAAGGCAAAGGGTATCGACGATAAAGATATCGCTAAGTCGGGCGACAGTGTTCATTACAAAGCACCTATAAACGGTGATCCCAAGAACGGTTATGTACAAACAGACTTTATGTTTGGTAATCCAGTCTGGCAAAAGTTTAGTTTAAATGTTGTCGGCAATAGTGAATTTAAAGGTGTGCATAGGCACATACTATTAGCAAGTATTGCTAAAGCAAGAGGGCTCAAGTGGAGTTACAAATACGGACTTATAATTAGAGATA